TCGTAACGCTTGGCAGCCGCAGCCGCGGACTTGATATCGTCCTTGACGTTTTTCTCCCTACTGTATCTTAATTGTTCAAGTGAAAGAACATGGGTAGAATATCCAGATCCAGAAAATGATGGGTTGGAAAAATTGTGTGTTAATTCACTTGTAATGCCAGGACTCACTATAAAAATAGTAACAAATCCTAACACTAATTTTGCTAGTGTGTTCATACTACTATTTATATTATATTTGGTCTATGACCAGTAGGAAAGTCTGTCAGGAAAAAAGTTTATGGCCATGCTCAATCTCTCTATATTAGACTTATTGACTAGGGGCATATGTTCTAGGTAACTAGGAAAAAACAATATATCACCAGTTTCTGGTTCAACGTTTACTTGTTGCACATTTTCTGGATTATCTTCATCTATCTCAAACTCAAAGTTATGTGCCAACACTGGATTGGTCATAGGTCTTTTGAAAGATATACCACCACTTTCTGGTGTTCTCTCAAAGTAGTAACTGGCACTCATCACACAATTACCGTGATTGTGAAACTCACCAAAACCAGCGATCTCTTCTGGTTGTGTTTTCAATGCCCACGATGATATGATTTTAAATTTATTCTTAATTCTAAAATGATGTTCAGCGTATTCGTGTGCAGCCAGTAATGTAAGATTTTTAAGTTCTACTAATCTCTCGTCTTCTAATAGTGATAATGTTTCTGTAACTTGACCAGAACCACTTTTCATTTTCTTCCAATCTAAACTATTGACTACATCTTTCCATTCTGATTTTATGCCTATATTTTTTTTGTAGATGGGTATGGGCCATAAATTTAGAATATCATATGTCACTATTGAAGCCAACTAATAATCATAACTACTCCAAAAACAAGTAGTACGGTTGATCCTATAATAATGCCACTAGTCTTCAGGCTCTTCAGGTATTCTATCTGGTTCTCTACGTTGGTTATTCGATTGTCTTTGTTCATTTTCTCTCATCTCCAGTACTGTGTTTAATTTAGACCTTAGTCTTATAAGGTCGTTATCTAGCATTCTGATCCTATCTATCAATGCGATGGTAGTAATCTGTGCCTTGTCTAGTTTCTCAATGATGTTACCCGTGATGTAATTGTAGATGAAAAATATGAAGTAACCCATGGCGATTGCCGCAACTGTGGCAAACCCATATTGATTTAACATTTCAATAATAGGCGATGTTACCTCTACCTCAACCATTAATCTTTTCTGGCGTCTGCTTTACCATCTGCCCTGGATACTCTGTCCAAATCGGGGCGTAAGTTTAAGGCACTACTTATTAATATGTCTAGTTTAATCATATCATGGTTCATTGTTTTAATTCGATTGTCTAATGCTGATATCAACATGTCTATTGTACTGACTTGTCCAACAACACCAGATAGTATATATTTCAGGATTATATAAATGAAAACACCCATAACGGCAGCAGCCGCAACGGGTAATCCAAATTGTGTTAATATATCAAAAAATAAGTCCATGCTCTATTTAGTAACAGAGCATGGACGATTGTTGTGGTCTCAACAGGAGAGATTAATTGTTGACTAATTTAGAAAAGTAGTTCATTGTATCATCTTCGTCCTGAGCACTAGGGGGAGTAGTCACTTCAGGTGCACCTACAGTAGGTGGCGATGGTTCTACTTTCGCTTCCACAACTGGTTCAACGGCAGCAGCAGGGATATCAATCTCGTCTGCGGTCGCTGTTTTTCCTGTCCCGTAAACAACTCTTTCAAATTTCGCTTTTAGTTCATCATAAGATTTAAAGTTGGAGGGAGCAGAAAAATCTTT